TGGCCCAAACATTCCATAGGGTTTATTATCTGAAAGCATAGAATAGCGTCTGCCATCAAATTCGACTTTTCTAGCTTCTTTCAAAACAAGATATGCATCTTCTGCTACTTTTATTTTAACACTTCCAGCAGGAAGCATTAATTTGTCTTGAGCGTTTGATCCGGGTATTTGCTCCAAAGAATTATTAACATATTTAATTCTAGCTTTAAAAGTTTGTTTATTTTCGGTATACTGAACCGCTTCTGCCGCAGAAGAATCTTTATCGTAAAAATAATTATAAGCAGGAGAGCTTGAAATTACTGTTAATTTTGGGTTAGAAATAACAGTTATGGTTCTGGCAAACGTTTCGTGTATATTGTCGAAAATATTATTAATATAATCTTTTTGAGAGCTTGAAATATAAGAAATTGCCATATTTTACTTTACACTTTGTATTTCTGAAGTATAATATAGTAAGGTAAAAGGTATGACAGGTAAAGAATATTTAAATGACAGGGTAAAGACAAATACATGTGATTTGTTCAAGAGGATGCTTATTATTTTGGAAGATATTAAGCATGAGCATGATAGGCAATTTAACCTTTTGTATTCATCCTCGCCCGATTCGTTCAAGCCAGTTGTTAAACAGGCTAATTATCTGGACGAAGAAAAAATGACGCTTTACAGAAAGCGTGTTTTAGATATGGGTAATGAAGCTATCAGAAAAATTATTTCTGAAATGGATACCACTAGAGTCGAATTTCATCATACGTTTAAACAATGAAAGAACTATTTAGCTATATCGTCAAAGTAACCAAAGAAATTGAAAAGACCGAAAGCAAAGAGGAAAACGGTCAAAAGATTACTGTTACGCAAAAAGTAAAGGAAGAGGTTCCTGTTAAAATAATTATCAAGCAACCTTCTCGTAAAAATCTTGAGGACGCTGAACTGCAATTTAGCATCGAATTATCAAGCTGTATCAAAAAGGGCATTTTGACAAAAGGAATGTTGACAAAAAAATATTCTGATACTGGCGGTATGTTATCAGAAGAAGACGCTAAGGAATTGATAGCTCTTTATAATAAAATTACTCAGTATCAAAATGAATTATTGCTGCTTACTTCAAAAAGCGATTACGATAAGCAAGTCGAAGCGGAAATAATCAATAAGATTACCACAACAAGAATGAGAATGGTTCAAGTTGAATCTTTATATAGAACTTTATTTGACAATACTGCCGATAACATTGCTCAAAATAATGTTATTCGCTGGTTCTGTGTTCACATGGCTCATACGCAAGTTATGCCAGAAGGGGACATCGAACCAATGTTTAAAGGATCTACTACAGAACAGAAATTAGAATCTTTGCACTTAATGGATGAAAATGAAGATGAAGTTTATAACAAAGCTTATCGAAAACTTGCTACATTTATGTCATTCTGGTTCTTCAGCAAAAATGCAAAACGTGAAGATTTCGAAAAATTAGAAAATGACATTGAAACAGGAAAGTTTGAGGAACAGTAAACTATTCCTATTGTTTAACGAAATTATAAAGGGCTACTCCAAAAGAAAATTTAGGAGTGGCCCTATTTTTATTAAACATTTGGGGGTAAATGAAAAAGCGTTTTTTGATCTTAGGTTTAAGGAGTTTTATGAGCATGCTTTAACTTTAGGTATTCTTTCAGAAGAGGAGGCGCTAAAAAAGGTTATAGAAGATGGATTTTGGTCTGAAAAAGAAGAAGAAGAAATAGATACCTTAAAAAATTATATTGATCGTTTAATTTTGACAAAAAAGAATTTTATTCGTAAACTTGAAATAGAAGCGATAACAAAACAGATAGATGAAGAGCGTCAAAAGTTAGCCAAAAAAATTTCAGAACGAAAGGATGTTCTCGGCAAAACAGCAGAAGAATATGCCAGTAACCGATCAAATGATTACATAATATACGAATCTTTATTTAAAGATGAAGATTTAAAGCAAAGGGTATTTTCAGAATCTGAATTTGAGGAAATGACCTACGAAGATTTGGTTGAGTATATTTTATTTTTTAATGAATACATGGAAGAATTTAAAGAATATAATTTGCAGAAAATAGCTTTGTTGAACTTTTTCCAACCATACTATCTTGTTTTGGACCAACCTATGCAATTTTGGGGCAAGCCAATGGTTCAACTTACTGACTTTCAAGTTAGAACGACCATATACGGAAAGATATTTAAAAATATATTTGAAACTACTGAAAACATCCCGGATAATATAAAAACAGACCCAGACAAACTTTTTGAATACACTGATAAATCAAAGGCCAAGAAAAACTTTGAGAGTAAACAGAAGAATAAAGATAAGGCCAGCGGCGAAGCCGTGTTCGGAGCAACTAAAGAAGAAGTTCAAGAAATGAAAACAGCTGGAGCAAAAACCATTAATGAAGCTATGAAAGGCAAGAAGACTATGACAATGGATGAGCTTATGAAATTGCACGGTGAAGCGTAACTTTTTGAGTGTAAATATTTCAAAAGGTTAAAGGATGGCTAAAGGCATATCAGTTCCAGTAGTTCAGTCTGGTTTAGAATCTTCTATCCAACAAGGAGTTAAAAATGTTGGGCAGATTAATATTCCAGTTAATATTGATCCTGGGGCATTTAAAAACCTTGCCCAGCCTCTTGGTCGAGTAAGTGGACTAGCAACAGAGTTTGAAAAGTCAATTGCGGCGTCAAATGCGCGTGTTTTAGCGTTCGGAGCTTCAGTAGGAATTATAAATGGAGTTCAAAATGCTTTTGCAAGTTTAGTAAAAACTGGTATAGAAGTTCAAAAAACTTTAGGAGATATTGCGGCAATTAGCGGAAAAGGAGGGCAAGAGTTATCAAAGTTTGGAGACGCTCTTTTTGAAGTCGGAAAGACCACTGGACAAAGTTTTAAAACTGCGGCTCAGGCTGCGCTTGAATTTTCGCGCCAAGGTTTAAGCGTAGAAGAAACACTAAAAAGAACAACCGACGCCCTTACTTTAACTAGATTTACAAGTCTAAATGCAGCGGAAGCTGTTGACGTTTTAACTGCCGCAGCAAATTCATTTGGTGAGACAGGAATTACAACTGCTCAAATTATCAATAAATTAGTCGCAGTTGACACTAAATTCGCTGTTTCGGCAGAAGATCTGGCCAATGGCCTCGCACGCGCAGGATCAATCGCTCAGGAAGTTGGAGTTAGTTTTGATGAATTAAATGCAGCGATAACTGTGGCGCAAGAAAGAACTGCTCGCGGCGGCGCTGTTATAGGTAACGCTTTAAAAACAATTTTTACTAGACTAAGAAGCGATGAAACAGTTCAAGCTCTAAGAAATATTGGAGTAGAATCTTTAAACGCTCAAGGGCAATTAAAAGGAGCCATTCCACTTCTTCAAGAATTGTCGCAAAAACTTCAAGGTCTTTCTGGCGGCGAAAGAGTACAAATTTTAGAAGCAGTAGCTAGCAAATACAATATTAACATATTGTCTGCTTTAATTAATGATTTAAACGACGCTAACAGTAAATTTGGACAAGCGGTTGGAGTTTCTGCTGGAGCAAATAATCAAGCTTATGAAAGACAAATAGAATTAAATAAACTTTTATCCTCGGAGATAAATAAAGCAACCGTATCAACGACACAGCTTTTAAATAAATTGGCGGAAATAGGAGTAACAGAAAGTTTAGGCAATCTATTGAAATTTGTAAATAATCTTGTTGAAGGCTTTAATAAAATTTTGGATTCAGAAAGTGTTGGTGGAAACATTGCGAAAGGTTTAATTAAAGGAATTTCAGATGTATTTTTTACCGTTGGTTTGCCAATTATCGGAGCGATCTTTATTAAACTCACAACTGATATTGCGAAGTTCGGCGTCGAATCTCTTAAAACAATTTTAGGAATCAATCAAAAGGTGAGAGAACGCCAAGCTCTTGAGCAGGCAGTTGTTAATACGCTGATCAAAGATAAGGAGGTAATGTCAAGCATTCTTGCTTTGAGCGGAAATCGCGCCAAGCAAGAAGAATATCTGCTTGGAGTTTATAATCGTCAATTAACCGCTTTACAGCAGGTTCAAAGTATTGCGTCGTCGGTAACTCCAGCTTTAATGGCTGGGGGATTAAGCGCAACAACTGGACAAATTAAAAAACGTTCTGCTGGTGGTTATCTTCCTGCTCAAGAAGCTGCTGATGTTCGTCGTGGAGTTGGAGGCGCAAGCCCATCTTCAAGAGTAGTTTCTATTCCAAATTTTGCATTTGGCGGCGGCAAGCGCGGCACAATGATTGCCAATACTAGCGAATATATTGTTCCAAATTTTGCCAATGGTGGCTCTGCCATATTTAATAGAGATATGGCTAGAGCTTATGGCTTACCAGCAGGAGCAAAAAAGATTTCTGCCGCTGGTGGATATGTTCCAAATTTTGCTTCTCAAAACGCAATAGATGCGATGAGAAGAATCATCTCAGATCCTGCGGCTCCGCAAGGCGAAAAAAACGCCGCAGCGTCAAAACTTTCTCAGCTTACCAAAGCAAGTTCGTTGACAAGTCCAAGAGCAGCAATGCGGGACATCGTAAAAAGAAAGCTCCCAATATCACAAGAAGATAAGAATTATCTTAATCAAAACAAGGAAAAGATTATTGCTGGAATGGGAAGAAGCTTTGGAATGCTGTTTAATTTAGATGCGCTGGAGATGGGAGACATAAATTATGTAAAGCGCTTAGATCCTGTCATTGCTAAAAAATTATCCGAAATAGCGCAAAAACAAGGGGGAAGAGATTCTATCAGATCTTTAATTGATTTTGGATCTGCGGCGCGTGGATATATTCCAAATTTTGCGCGTTATGTTTATGACGCTGATAGAATTCAGCCAGATAAAAATGCTTTATTAAAAGCTATTTTAGCTTCAGGCGCTAAAAAGAATCTTCTTGTTGGCCCCGCTGGTTCTGGCAAATCAACATATGGAGCTTCATTGGGAGCATTCATAACTAATGTTGGACAATTAGCGGATGCTACTGAAATTGATATTTTGTCAGGCGCAGCAAGAACTAAAGATGGCGGAATCTCTAAAAACTTTCAACAAATTGCTGATGCAGTAAATGCCTCTGGTGGAAAAATTTCATATTTGTATGCTGGCAATATGGATATTCTTTCCAGAAGAATGGGAAGAGTTGGCGCTGGTCCATCAGAAGGCGATTTAAGAAGCCAAAAACAAATTGCGGGGTCAATGTATGCGCCGCTTAATCAATTTGATTTCATTTCAAAAGTAAAAGGCGCTGCTCAAAATTTTGAAATGATTCGTGGGGCTAAAGGATATATACCAAATTTTGCAAATACTATAAATGCTGATGGAAAATATCTTGCGCTTGTGGGTCAAAAACTTGAAGCAGGTAAGAGTTTAGTAAGCCAAAATGAAACTAGATATGTTGTTGGTAGCGGCAAAGATTATTCAATAGCTAAAACTGGAGACGATAAAACTCAAGATAAAATACTTTTTAATGTTCATGGCGTTCCAGAACAATCAGCCACTGGATCGACGCTGGAAGAAACAAAAGCTGCACTTGAAGATGTAGGAAAAAATCTAGCAATTAAAACAGCTACCGCAGTAACTGGCGGGGTGATGCCAAAGCCAGAACAATTGGCAAAAGCTAAAGCTAGGTTTAATCCTGGTTCTCTTCGTTCTTTTGCTGGTAGTATTTTTGAAGCAAGCGTTGGAGCTTTATTAGGAGATAAAAGTTTTGAAGACATATCGGATCAAACCGTAACTTCAAGGTTTGACTTTGACCTTTCGAAAGACAGTCCGATTAAAACAGCATTTGGCATCAAAAATCCGAATTCAAGATTTTTAGAAGTAAAAGGATCATATAGTCCTCCTTTGATGGACAGCGTTGCTAGAAAAATATATGATGTTGCCGTGAGAGGAGAGGCTGCAACATCTAAAAGAAAAATTGGAGATACCGAAGGAAAACAACAAGGAATTGGTCGGCCATATTCTGATTTACAAAAATTACAAGTAACAGAAACTATCGGAGGCAAACAAATTACTAAATCCTTTGCGTCTCAAAAAGAACTCGAAATATACATTGCAAATAGATATTCAAAGAGCTTTGGAAGTTCACTCACATCTGGAAAATGGAGCGACGCTTTCCTAAAACGCGGAAGAGAAGAGTTTAGAGGAGCGTCTGGATATATTCCAAATTTTGCACAAGACCCATTAAAAGATGCAATTGGAAGAGAAATGGCCGCTGGAGTTAATCCAAGTGCAATTCGCGTAACCCAAGATGGGCGTTTGAGAAATGCGGGTAATCCAAATGGTCTTGCAGTTATTAATACTAAAGATGAACCTAATGGAAAGATTCCGAATTTTGTAAAAATAGGCCCATCAAAAATAGGATATGAGTCTTCAGATCCATCTGTAATTGCGTCTGGGGGATCGCCAGTTATTTCAAAAGAGATACAGAGGGCAATGATAGCGCAGATAAATAAAAATCTTAAGGCTCTTGAGGAAGGCAAAATAACTCAAGATCAATTAAATCAATCAATAAAAGATTTGGCTGGGCAAAATCAATTAACAGGAAAAGCGGGACAAAAACTACAAAAACAAGTTGATTCGGCTGTATCAAAAATAGATCAGGGTAAAATTACGCCAAAAGGGAATGATAAATTCGAATTATCAACTAATAAATTGATGGCTTCATTTATTGGTTTACAAATGGCGACGAGTACGCTTCAATCTACATTTAAAGATACTGATAGTGTTGTTGGGAAAGCTTTGAGCGCTTTTGGTCAAATAGCTACAAGTGCTGCTGGTTATGGCTCTTTAGGTTCTTTAGCTGGAGAAACCCTTAAAGATAAAAAAGGAATGCTGGGAAAAATGGCTGGATATTTAGGACCAGCGGGAATGATTGCAGGAGCAGGAATAGGAATTTTTCAGGCTATTAATGAAATAATTAAAGCTCCACAAATAAAAAGAGAATCAGAAGCTATGACAAGAGCGCAAAATGTGAGATCAACAGGTCTAAATTTGCAAGATGCGCTTGAAGCTTTACAGGAAGATGCGGCTAAAATACAAGATAGGAAAAATCTGCTTGAACCAGCAGCGCTTGACAGACAAAAAAGACAAGTAGAAGTTGCAAAACAAGGCGGCCCTTTTGTTAGAATGCACATGAACGATCAAGAAAAAAAAGACGAAGAAGAACTTTTGAAATTAAAAGCAGATTTAACAAAAAATGAAGAAGAAAGAAAGAAAATTCAAGTTGAAATTGCCGTTCAACAACAAAGACAAATAAGAGAAGAAAAAAGGGCTTCTGAAGAATTAGCAAAAAGAATTGCTTTAGCTTCTGTTTTAAATGAAATTAATGAAAAATTTTCATCCGCTCAAAACAATAAAGATTTACAAAGAGCAAAGAATTATGCAGTTTTTATAAAAAATTCAGGCAATCTATCCGAGAATCAAAAAACAGAATTAGAATTACAGCAAAAACTTTTGGAAATAGATTACAAAAAAGCAGATTCAATGGAATCTTCTCGTAATAAAGTATTTCAACAAATAGCTTCTGCTTCTAAATTAGCTACTGTAGATAAAGGCGCTTTAGAGTCTTTGATGAAACGCGTTGAATCTGGAGAAAAACTTGAAGGAATATACCAAGAACTTGAAAAATTGGAAACCCAAGGAGCGATAAATGCAAAAGAAAAAATTCAAGCAATAATTTCAGAAGAAAAACAGCAACAAAAAAATCTTTCAGTAGAAAGAGAAAAATTAGAATTAATAAGTAGAGCTACAATTCAATTGAACAATCAATTAAAAACTCGCGAATTATTAAATAAAGCTACGGATATTGGAGCGGAAAGAAATAAAAAAATTTCAAGAATTGCGGATGATATGCAAAAACAATTCGATATGTTTGAAATTCAGCAACCAGTTAGCGCATTAGAAAGAAGCGCTGCTGCAAAGGGATTTTCGACAAGAGAAAAAACGTTTAGGTTAACTCAGGCTAAAAGAAATTTAGAAATAGGAAAAGAAGAAATTGAAATAGAATATGAAAAGAAAATGGCATTAAAAGAAGCACAGGATGCTGCAAAATCACAAATGCAATCGTCTCTTGAACAAATTCAAGGATTAGCCCCAGAGGAAAAGATGGTATATAGAACTTCAATTGCTTACGGAAGTCTTGCAGAGGCATTAAATGCCCTTAATAATGCAGCGAAAAAAGCGGGGGAAGGAGGAGGTTTGACAGATGATCCAAGAATAGTAAGTTCCGAATTAGCTCTTAAAACAGTACGGGACCTTCAAGAAGAATATAGAATTCTTGAACAGAGAGCTGCCGCGATAGCAGATATAAGAAAAAAAGCAATAAATACAAGTTATTCAAGAGAATATTTGTTACAACAGATGGCCGTAGATTCTCCAATTAAGGCTGGAGTTTCAAAAATGTTTGACGAAATAAACAAAGAATCTGATAATTTTTCACAAATTTTTGCTTATAATACAACTGGTGCATTTAAAGATGGTTTGAGAGATGCCATGTCAGCTGCTATATCTCAAACTGATGATCTTGGGGCTGCATTGCAAAATGTTGCCATGAATTTCTTAAAATCTATGCAAGGGAAATTTTTAGATCGGGCTGCTGGAAACATAACTCTTGCCATAGGAAAAGGATTAGGGATGGCAAAGGGAGGTCTTGTTTCTGGCGGTAGTGGTTATCGCGACGATGTGCCAGCAATGCTCACTGGTGGTGAATTTGTTATGAGAAAATCAGCCGTAGAAAAATATGGCGTAGCTAATCTTGCAAAAATGAATAACGGAGGAATGTTTATTCCTGGTATTCGCGGAGGAGGAGCAATTTCTGGCGAAGACGCCTTAAGAGCGTTCGCAAATCAAATCACAACGAGTGGAGCAACTGACGTTTTAAGAGGGGGAGCGAGTTCGGCATTTATAAATCTTGAAGATCAAAGTCAAAGATTGTCCAGATATGCTTTATTGGGAGACAATATAATTAGTCAAGAAGTTCGGGGCGCTCAGGCACAAGCTTTTGATATATTAGAAAATAAATCTGATTTTGAAAAACAGAAAAAAGAAAGAGAGAAGCAGGAAAGAAAGGCTTTGAAAAGACAATTAATATCTACAATAGCTGCCGCTGCTTTAAGTTATGGTGTTGGTAAATCATTTCCAGCTAAAATTCCAAATTTACCAATATATAATCCATATAAAGGTTATGATCCATATAAAGGTGTTAAAATTGGACCATTGGAACCAGTAAAATTTTTAGATGGAAAAGCTTATGGTGGCATGATTCGCGGATACAACTCTGGAGGACAAGTGGCTTTGATGGGAGGCGAATATGTTTTAAATCGCAGAGCAACGGCTAATTATGGTACTAGATTTCTTGATTCAATGAATCAAGGCCGTATGCCAAGATTTGCTGATGGAGGCGAAGTTGGAACTTCTGCGCCAACTACGACTACAACGGAGAGTAATGCAAAAATGATGGGTGATGTTAATATCAGCATTAATGTCACTGGGCAAAATTCTCAAACAGAAACTCAAGGCGGTTCAAATCGAGGCGGGGTAGATTATAAAAAAATGTCTGAAAGGATAAAGGCTGTAGTGTTAGAAACTTTAAACGAGGAAAAACGTTTAGGGGGGACGCTCAGAACTAGATAATGGCAAAACTATCAACAGCAAATTATGATGTTGAAGTTTTTCTCAGCGGCTACAAACTCTTTGGAGTGGCCGATGTTAATTTTGGCTACTCTTTACCAATTGATCATTTAAATGTAATTGGGTACAATAAATTTAGAACATTTACATCTGCGCCACCGCAATCTAATTTAAGTATACAAAAATATCTCTCTCCAAATGATTTTATAACAGGAATGACAGGGACATTTGGAGTGAGTGGCGGCTTGTTTTATAATTCGCGAAATACAAATTTTGGCTTTCATTCTGGCTATTTAAATTCTTATTCTGTCTCTTGTTCAGTTGGAAATTTTCCAAATTTAAACGCTGATTTTTCTGTTTTTGGCAATGTTGGAACAGGCTTGATCTCTACCTCAAATAATCAAACTGGAACTTTGGCTTTAGTTAGGCCCGCAGATATTTTAATTCAATGTGATGGGACAGGAACAAATCGCGTTGAATCTTTCACATACAATGTTGAATGTAATAGGCAAGCATTTTACGGAGCAAGCGGAAATAGGCTGATCGACGTTGTAACTACAAGACCTTATAAAGTTACTGCTCAATTTTCTATTGCAGTTGATGATTATCAATCTAAAAGAGCTTTTGATTTTGTTATAGATTCTAACAAAAAAAATATTAATATACAAATAGGATCATTAGGGGCATTCACAATGTCAAATATGGAACTTATTGGTGAATCAATAAATACAAGCGCAACAGATGATGCTATAATGACTCTCAACTATCAAGGATTTTTATAATGTCATTTTTGTACGATAGAGATCAGAATGTAACTGGTACAAACATACCATCGACGATGACTTTCATTCCATCGTATGGAATGCAGGTTTCGTTTTCGTCTGAGCTTGCTGAATATGAAACTGTAGATAATTATATTTATTCAATGCCTAAAGGCGTTAATCATTTGCAAATGCAAATATCAATGCCGTTTGAAAATCGCAAACAAGAACAAGCAAGGCAAATTGTTGGTTTTTTTGAAAGCTTGCACGGTACAGGATTTTTTCAATATACTGACGCCGCTCAAATCTATAAACCATTCAATTGTTTTGTAAATAATATAGATAACAGTTATAATGAAAATGATTTATATAATATCAATGTTGGTGTAAGTACCGATCAAATTTCGACATTATTAAATTGGAATAATTCTTTGATAACTGGAAGTAACATAAAGGGTAATTGGGCCGCTTCAACAAGTTATTCAAAATATGACGTTGTAAGATATACTGGAAATGCCGCTTTCCCTAGCAATACTGGTAATTTATATGATTCATTTTATTATTGCACAGGTTCAATAAGTAGTTCTTCAAGTATAGCCGCTGTTAATACAATTCCAAACTCAGGTATATGGACGCGGGAATTTGAATTTCAACCTACATATTCCACTCAAGTTTCAAAAGAAACTTCAGTGATAAAAACAGAATTACCTTATTCATTCACAAAGCGAACAAATTTCGGTTTACACGCCAACACTTTAAAAAATTTTAAATTAGATTTCAAAGGAATATCTGACGCTGAAGCTAGATGCATACTCCACTTTTTGATTGCGCGTCAAGGATATCGAAAATTTCAGTATAAATTTCCCAAAATATATAATCAGAATAAATATTTTTACGCACCGCAATGGGAGCATACTTTTGTTTATAAAAACGTAAATGATATATCTATCACAATGAGAGAAGATCCATTGGGAGCGAGGAGAACTTACTAATGCCTAGACAATATGTATCTTATGAAATGGAGGCTATATTTGCTGGACCTAGCGGTGCCATGCAAACTCCAGGAAATGCATCTGGGGTTGCAAAGTTAGATTTTATTCAATCGTATAATTTTTCTTTTGATGTTGAGCGCACCCCGCTCAAGCAACTTGGAACTGGTAATTTTGCATTAAGACAAACTCAATTTGCCCCAGATGTTAATTTTAATTTAGAATATTATCTAAATAGAGGTTGGAATGAAAAGTTTATTGGGATGGATGTTGGTGTAACAACAGAC